CGATCAGTTAAGTGTTCCTCTGCGTAGTCCACAGTGGTTGGCTGAGGGTCGTTTTTGTCTAGCCACAGTGTCGTTTTAATTATGCACCTTTTGCCATCGTCAAATACAAGCTCTGAATGAATAGCGCCAGCAGGGTGGTCAATCCAAAACTGCTTAATGCGCTCACTTACGGGTGTGTACTCGTCAAGGTTAAAAGCCACGGGCGTGCTCTTTCTCTAAGCGGTCTAGTTCCGCATTGCAATAGTCCAGCGCTCTTTTAAGCACTTCTATTTCTTGGTCTTTGGCGTAAATGATTTTGTTTAGGTCGCGTTCGTTTTGGTACAGCAACTCCGCCACGTCATCATTGTGGGTGTACTCACTCATGTGTTTGCTTAACAGTGCTGATGTAGGTAATGCCTTTAGAAGCGCCAGAAGTGTTAAGCGAGGGGTGCCAAGCGTTGCGGTTTTGCTCAGCGATAGTTGGTAGTGAGTGCAGTAGCCCGACAACTTCAAGCACAAGGCTGGACTCCTTAAAGCGCAGCTCTATAGCAAGTTGGTTGCTGAGGTTCATTAGTCGGGCGATTAGTTCACCTGTTGATGTATCCATTTGTTTCCTTTGTTATTTTCCTGATGTTGCCCGCCAGTGACCTAGCCCACCATTGCGGTACAGGTACTGTGCGACTTTGACATTACAACGCGGTGTGAGCAGTGCTTTCATTGTGTCTTGTTTCTTACAGACAGCCCGTGTCACAGTCTGCCACCCTGAGTTGATCTGTAACAGCCCTTGGTCGTAGGACTTGACTGCCTTGCACTTTCGGTATGTGCTGGCTGGGGACAGTTTGCAATCTGCATGGCTTGTGCCGGGGTTGTAATTCCAGCCAATCGCTGTGGGCAGGCAGCGCGACTCGCGCCACATGATTTTGCTCATAGCAGGCACAACCTTGGCAGGAAAATACTCGGCCAGTAGCGGTTCCCATTTAGGGCATGAATTAGCAGCTGCACTTGCGTGGGCTGGGGTGGATAGGGCGAAAATAAGCGTTAGTGCCATGAGTTTCTTAATCAACTCTCTCAACTTCTGTAGGCGGCCCCCATGAATGCCAAGACTCTGCACGTTGGCAGACTTGGGTATAAACAATCAGGCCTGTGGATAAGTCTGTAAAGACTTGCACCATGGTTTTCTTATCTTTAGACCTTAGAGCCACATAGCCCCATGTCGGTATCATGGTCTGTTCGCCATCATTTTCAGGTAGAGCCAGCAGGACACCCAGCCGATAACGAAACTGACTACAAATTGGGTATCGGTCATGCCCAGCCCCTAACTGTGTCTATTCCTGCCTGTGTGATTGCACACACAATGCCCTGAGAGCCACTTGTAAGCGCCCTACGGATGCCTAAGTCCTCAATTAGACCTAGAGTGCGCAAATCTGAACAGCGCTTCCAATAGCCCTTAATGTCATGACCGTTTAGCGCGGCTCTAGCGCCTGCTTCCTCATCAGTCAGGCCCAGCGTGGCGTAAAAGTATTCCTGCAGCAGTAACGCTCGATGGGTATTCACCCGAATAGGGCTTGGCTGGCGGGATGTGTCCGGGTCTGTAGCCCTGAACAATGGTAGGTCTGTGTAGATCATGTTTCCTTTGACTTTCTGCTATTTGAGTAGCGATGGTTACTTTACACAATTTGCGAAGTCGGTGGTGGATATCCCAATGGAAACAAAGACACCCACCACCTAGCCTCAGCACTGCTCAAACAGTGGCTGAGAGTCCTTTACGGCAGTACAGGTGGCTTGTCGCCACAGACGTATTGCCAGTGCCACGCTTCAAACTCAGGCGATTTAGGGTCTGAGCCTTGAAGGTAAAAACCATACTTGGGTGCGTTGGCACACATCCAGTCAAGACACTTGCCACCCATTGAGACAAGGGCACCATCTTTTTCATAGCCGACATCTATTGCCAGACCGAAGCCGTGGTTAGAAGTACCCGGCACACCACTAGGCGACTTGCCCTTTTTGAGGTACCACAGTTTGTCTTGGTATTTGCGTGTTACTTGTGGGTTACGGCCTGAGTCTTTTAGCGCGTAACGATCAACAAACATGGCTAGTTGTTTATCGAATGGGCGGTAGTCGCCAACATTGCGCAGCTTGAAACCAGCAGCAAGACAGTCTGTGTAGAGCTTGTTAAAAGCCACTGCTGCACCTGTCCACATAACGCCACCTGTCTTGACCTTTTTAAGCATGGCTGGGGTCAAATTGCCGTTGCCAACTTTGGCTACCTCAGCAGGTAAAACAAGTTTTTTGTATGGGTAAACCTTTGTCATACTGGTGGGTCTTTGGGTTTGTCTTTAAGTCCGTTGCCAGCAAGCAGACCGATAAGTCCACCGGCAAGAGTCATGAGCATTGGGGAAAGAATTGCCCACGCTTCAGAATCGTTGGGTGCTTGCTCGGTTGGTTGCACTACAAAAAGCAGGCCGTATAGCAGCGCAACGATTGAGAACAGGAACGCGCTCGAAAGGCATACGCCTACTACAAGAATTAAACGTGCTTTTATTTGCTCGTTGCTAAGTCTGTTTTCGGGTTTCATGCGCATTTGCTTTCTATGAATGATTTGTTTGCGGTATCTGTGGTTTCACAGTTGTGGCGTACACGGTCTGAGCAGGCTGTGAGCGGTAACAAAACAACCAATAAAACTAGGGTTTTTCGGGTCATGCAGGGCCAATGTCCTCAACAATAAGTTGAGCAGGAAAAGTTGCTCCTCTAGTAGCAGTTGCGGTTCCTGACGAGTTTTGCAAAGTTGCGACCACAACTGTTGAACCAGCAGTAAAAGTTCCCACCCATACAAGAGTGATGAAACGGTCAGTGCCGTTCACTGTGTTGTCGGCTCGTTGTAATTGTGTGCCTGCAAGGTTTGTTTGCCTCAGCCGAGCAACAATATATCCCGTGCCGGCAGCCAGTTCAGGCTCGGTGTAGGTAATGCGGTAGTAACGGTTAGCAACCGCCGTAAACGCGCTACTCGTTATTGTTACTTCTTCTGTGTTTACTACGCTTGCATCTACTGAGGTGTTGTTATTCAGCGCCATTACTCCACGCGGGAAGCGATTCTGCTGTGAAGCGGTGAGAATCTGACCAGCCGTAAAGTCAGTGTTTGGATTTATTGCCATGTTTGTCTCCTTTAGAAACTTAGAAGGTTAGTAGTAGAAAGAGTACCGAAAATGGCATCGTCAAGGGTGAAATAGGCGTTTCCATCTGTGGACTCAAAAGTATAAGAAACAATGTGGCTGCCGGGTGTGATGTTGTGGGCAATGCCCGACACAATCAGGGTTTGGGTCTCGGTTGCTGGGGTGCCCACTACAAAGTTTTTAACTACGGTGGCAATGCTGGTCATATCAAGATTAAAAAGAATGTTTTGGTTAGTGTCCGATAGAGCTGACATTTCAGTAGATAGCCCTGTGAAGCGTAGAACTGGGTTTTGATATTTGCCCAGCAGATAGTTACCAAGGCCAGCAACCTCTGTTGTGGTGCTGTTAAGCAAATTGGTTAGCGCATACTGTTGTGCTTGATACAAAGCAATGCTGTCTGCGTTGCTAGTGGTTTGTACAGCGCCGGCGTCTGATTGAGTAATTATGTAGTTGTAGAGCAGCTCATCACCAAATTGGTTAATAAGCGTCTGGTACGGCAAGCCTGTGCCGTCAGTGTTAAAAGTTGCGCCAGCTACTGGGTTGAGCACACTAGACCTACCCTTAAAAGTAAAAGTGCCATTAGCAGACATAAACAAATAGCCCTGCTCGCTGGTGTTAATCAACTGCAAATAGTTAAGACAGTTAGTGTCCTGACTAATAGCAAAAGCGCCAAGCGTAGATGAGCCTGTGTCAATAGATCGAGCGCCTTGATAGTCAATTTCTGGCATGTCTAGCACTGTGTTTATACGTGCACCTGTGGCTTGAACAGTTGAGACAGAAGCGTTGAGCGCTTGGTTAGCAAGCACTGTGAAGTTGTCAGAGCATGAGGCATACATCATGTCTTGGTTGCTGATGTCGTAATCAAGGTTCCAGTCAGTAATTAAACCTGTGTAAATTGGTATGCCATTAGCGAGTATTTGTACCGGGCATCTTGGCAACACAAACGGGTAGTAAGGGCTGTCAGTATTACTTGGGTTAAGTATTTGCGTAACGTTGTTAAAAGCAATAACAGCAGTGCCAGCATTAAACTGGTCTAACTGACGTGAACGCCCGCGCGTAATATTGACAGACTCAACAATGCTTGTGAGATCAACAAAGGTAACACCACCTAAAGTGCCACGCCCTGCAGTGTCAAGGACACCATAAAAAGCATCGTCAAGCTGAAAGGGTGTGCCAAAGCCAGTGGTGCTCTGAAAGCCCACCAGCACCTGCATTACTGGCACACTCATGCTGGTGCAAATACCGTTCCGCTACGGCGCTGGGCTTTTTGGATTGCTGCAATAATATCCTGACCAATTTGATCTGGTGTGCTTACAAGCCCGGCATTTACTGTGATGTTCATACCGAGGCCACCAGCCTTGTTTAACGGTATGACAGCCTCTGGGCCTGCCTCGCCAATCAGCGCCATAGTTGGGCTAGTCACAATGCCACCTGTAGCCATTTTTGTTAGATTGCCAAAGCCGTTGCCACCATCGCCAGCAGGTGCACCATCGCCACCAAGCCTGCCAAAACTGACAGAGCCAATAGGGCTGATATCTTTGCCGGGCTTAATAAGGTTGATGCCTTTAATGACCAAGTTAATCATTTTGATATAGGCGTTAGCCATGAACTCAAAATAGCCAGCGATTCCATTGACAACTGTTTGTACCACTGATCTAAAAGTCTCAAATTTTTTGTAAGCAATAACTAAAG